ATTCCCTCAACACCTCGCACGACGTCGAAGCATGGAGCGAGAGTCAAGATAGAGAACCTTTCTTCGAATTCATGCGTATATTCCTTACTGCAGGCAAAGCACCCGACTTCATAAATATCAAAGAGTGGTGGGCCATGATCAAGATTGTGTTCAATAAAATGGGCTCATTCACTGTCGTTGATGCTCCCAACGGGGGGTTCCAAGGTATGCCCGGCAGACAGGACACTTACGCACACTCACTTATGCTGCTCTTCTGGGTTCACAAGCTGAGAAAAGAAAAGATATTTGGCAAGAAAGTCACCGTCCTGCACAACACTTGCATCGACGATTGCGTAGCCACTATACTCTCGGACGTCCAAGGTGTGGACTCTGGCCCCGTTTACGCGTCACTTGAAGGACATTACCTCAAGCTCGGCTATGCACTCGATAAGGTCAAAAGCATTTTATCCTTCATAAAAGCCATATTTTGTGCACGGCGCTTTACCAAAGGCATTGAGGTCCCGTCTGACTTCAAGACATTCCTCAAGAGCGGCGTCAGCTACGAGGGTGCTATACGATCGCAGACCAGCATTGTTCCCGACGTCATGCAAACAGTGCTGGGAGCAGTCTCCGCCGGGGGCAACGCCTTCGACCTGTATGTTGGAGCCATAATCCTCAGCCTATCATCGTTAGCAATATATACACCACAGGTCATGACGATCACCCCGAGCCTAGCCGCAACATACTGCATGGTGATCACTGATGACAATGGCTGGGGCATGCCTGACATTGTCCAATGGGTGACTAAGGATGTCATAGACACACGCACAAGGTCAAACGCACTCTTCCTCGAAGCCGCTTATGCTGTGGCAACTAGACAAAGCAACACCGCAATATCCACCAACCAGGCATCAGCATGGCTCAACATCAAGTCACAGCCTTGGGAAATCAGCAGCAAGGTAAAAATCTTCCGGAGCCCTTTTACTGTCAAGCGAGACGGACCCCCACACCCCAATGAGATAGTCAAGTCCTTCATGCGATCTCACCTTAGTAAATCGACTCTTGCTTCCCCATGGAGCGAGTTGCTGGCTGCTGAGAGGTCAGAGCAAGTTAACCACTTCTTCGATGCACTATACAGCTCAGGCCCCATTGATGCGCT